GACTGTGGCAACCCAACTCCTGCTCATCTGTACGCAATCGAGAACAGATTAATAATTCCCACCGCTTTATAAAATCCTTGACATCAACTATATAGCTATATAGTCTAATGGCATGCAACGATCTATCTGGATTTCTCACGAAGACTGGGAGCTTATCAGAACGCATGCTGCCCTCGCAAAAGAATCCTTGAGTAAATATCTACTCAACTTACATAAGATGAACATCACGAGCCGGGGAATTGTTCCACCGGCTGTTTTCGTTGATTCAGAGGAGCTCGATCGCAATCCGGTCAACTATCGTGAGGGCACGATCGGCATCGTTCCTGAAGGCCATTCCAGTATTATAAAGAAGCCGGTTGGTTTATTACCGGAAGCACCAGTTAGTCGCCAGGATGTGATCAATGGTGTTGCAGATGGGGTTTTAGTCCCTGGTCCGAAAGCTGAATCGGCAGGGACCGGAGGCTTTTTCAACCCTCAGCCGAAAGACCAGGACGGTAAGAAGAAAAAATGACGCTTACAGGTGAACCGGTGACGCGGGTGACTGTCTGAATAAAGCTGGTATCGTAAAGCAGGAGTCTCAACCAGCCCGGCCCAATCTGGCTAATCAGGAATGTCAAAGCCTGTGCCTCAGAGGGCCGGATGGCTCCAAAAAGGAATCTAAATGACGCTTACAGGTGATGGTTGTTTGACATGTGAGTTGCCGGATTGCAGGGAGACTGATCCCGGTTGCGTATACTGGAACGGTCGTGAGGATCCCCAGAAGAAGTATTATCGTAAGATGAGTCAAGATCCTGAGTGGGTGAAAAAGAACTATGATCGAAACAAGCAATATCGGAAAACGCCGGTTGGCAGGAAATCAGCGAGTGAGTGTGCGGTTCGGTGGCAGAAGAAGAATCCTGACAAGCAGAAGAAAATCCAGGATCGGTACGTTGATAATAATCGTGCCAAGATAAACGCTGATCGGAAGGCGTGGAGGGCGACACCGGAAGGGAAGGTCTCGACCAGAGCAAGCCAGAAGAGATACAGGGAGAAAGTGGCCTCGCTGGCCAATTAATGGAATATGTAAGCATCACATATAGAGTGCTTGAGCTTATCTTTGAGCGCTCGTTACGTGGGAATCATATCATAGCTATCGAACCGCATCCTTTTATGGCCAGGACCCTTGCGGCTTATTTCCACGACGACGATGAGCCAATTCTTTTAACCGATGAAGTCACAGGAAAGGAGAAAGCATGAAAATTGTAAAATTTAAAGAATGTAACATTGTCTATGCCGAGGACCAGCCAGAATATCAACCATTACCAGCCTTACGATCTAAAGAAGGCGAAGTTTATTCTTGTTGGGGCCTTTCCTTTCTTGAGCGATTGAAAGTGCTTCTAACCGGTAGGGTTTGGGTGAAGGTTTTAACATTCAACAGACGGCTGCAGCCAATGTTAATATCGGTTAACAAGCCGTTTAAAAGGAAGGAGTAGCATGGACGCTGACAACAGAATAATACCGTTGGTAGACGACGACCAGGGCGAGGGTGTCAAGGATCCACTGGACTTGGACGATGTCATGGATCTGTACAGCGAGACGCTCCAGGAGCACCGGGGGGAGCTTTTTAAGCACCTGGAGAAACAAGATCCTAAAAAACACCGCACGGCGACCGAAGTCAAGTGGGCGCCACCGAAACGATTCGATCGAAATAGGTAGGTGAATATGATATATCGACAACTGATAACATTACTGCTCATGGCGCTATCGTTCATGCTGGGCTCTTTATTTACGGCAGCGTCACTACTTTAATATGAGAACCGACTAAACCGACCAATTTGCGAATTAGTCAGTTTACGTCAAAGGGGGATCAGTGAACAAAGAAGTAGCAAGGAAGTTGAATTTAAAGGCAGGAGAGATCGCTGAGAAGTTCTCTAACACGGATCGTGAATACAACCATAGCAATGAGCGGTTCGAGGTCCATGAGATCATCCCGGGATCAGAGAAGACCGCCTATGTGATCTTTAAGAAAGAGCCGTCGAAGAAATTCGGCATGGCGTTCTTGTACTATCTTAAAGGACCGGAGGACGGCTATTGGCAGTATTTCTTTCCCACAGAGTCGCATATCTATGGGATGTGGAAGCTGGACGATGTGCTGCAAAGAGTTGAGGAGCACAATTTTCCAAAGAACTTCTAATGCAGAAAACAATCTACATACCGAACCCAGACATCTGGAAGGCTATGAAGGCATCGGCCGGCAAGCAGTCCATCAGCCGCTACCTGAGAGATCTCCACGAGGCGAACGTCATTAAGCAGAAGGGCATTCTGCATCGTGAGGCTCTCTCCCGGGAGCAGAAAGCGATCGTCGATGGGATCTCGGACATCAAACTCTTTGGCGGGTCCAGAGATAACGAAAGGAGCACACATGAGGATGATCAAGAACACGAGCAAGACCATTCAGATTGTCAATAAAGATGAGGCTTACCATCAGTATTTATTAAAAAGGATGGACGACTCTCCTGATAGGCCGGTTGGCGAGTTTGGCTTTGTTGAATTTCAGAAAGGTCCTATTGGTGAGAGTGGAGTCAATGGCTGCCAGAATGAAGACCTGCTGGCCATCGTCATTGACCGTCTGCAGTATTTCCAAAATGGTCATTACGCCTGCAGGGAGAATGCACTGGCGCTGACTAAGATCCAGGAAGCCCTGCATTGGCTTGAAGCCCGGACAAAGGACCGTGTAGGGCGTGGAGTTGAAGGGACGAACATACCATGACAGACAACGATCAGTACGGCATATCCGACGTTGAGAGGATCCTTGGCATAAAGCGGACCTGTACGCAAGAGTGGATAAAGATCGGATTTGTTATACCCTGCAACAAGCGGGGGTTTTTCAGGAATAGCATCGGCGTGAAGTCCCTCTTCTCCCGTGAAGGAATGTATGACCTTAAGACGTTTGAAGAACTTCTAAAGCGAGGATTTACACGATACCTGGCATCCGTAGGCATCGACGGTATAGACTGGCGCAATGACAGTTATGTCCTGCCTTCTTCTCCGGAGCGACAGGAGATAATAATGACGACTTTAAACCTGTGGGGGATCAGGAGGATAGTTGACGGCAAGATAAAGGCCTACGAGGAGAGATGATATGACCAAAGTAAACCATTCACTACGAGAAGCAGAACCAGAATACTGTGCCCGTCTGGATAGCCTGCCTCCTACGAAAGGCAATCCATTATTTCCTGAGACTGAGGAGTTCAAGTCCGCCTGGGACTGTTTGGATCCCGCGAAAGACAACCCCTTCTACAGCAACCACGTATTCAACCAGAAAGACCTCGCCCGGAAATCGTTGAAGATCACCTGGAGTGAGCGGGTTGCCCTGTTCTTTCTGCCGATGTATGTGTCGATCGGCATTGATTGTGATTATATATTTTATTACAAACGATGGGCCGGTCGTATCTACTTGATTAAAGAGGAATCTCGGGACGAAATAATTGCGGAAGGATGGTAACCATGAGACCAATGACAATTATGACTTTAAAAAGTCTCCTGGAGGATCTAAAGATATCTGCATGCCATTCTGCACGTTTCCCTGTGCCGGTTAGCGCTTATATGTATGATAATATGAAATTTCTTAAAACGGCAGGGGTGAAGCCGTTCAGGTGTGTGGCTTACAACTATTACGTCAGACGTATAAATGCTTTATCTGAAATAATCAACCACTATGAAGGATGATAGCCATGATTGAATTTACCAAAGAAGATCTCAATAAGATAAGAGAGGATCTCCGCGGTACCCTGGAGAGTGCGTTTATGGGTGACCCTACGAGCATGGATGTGGAACTGGCAGGGGCGACCAATTTTGACTTAAAATTTACAGAAGTCGCCCATCTTCAGATGATCTTGGCCAAAATCCATGACGCGCTGAGGCCGTAGCCATGGCAATATGGGCTCCTCAGCCAGGTCCTCAGGTGGATGCCGCGATATGCCCATGCGACTTCACCTTCTTTGGTAGGACCAGGGGCGGTGGTAAGACCGATTGACTGATTGGACGACAGGTCCGGGGGGCCGAGAAATACAACTTTGCATGGAATGGTTTGATTGTCCGGAGGAAATACAAAGAGTTCTCCAAGATCAGGAACCGGTTTGATGAGCTAATTCGTGCTGGCTTGCCGGCTGAGAGAGTCGGTGGTGATCAGCAGATGAATTATATACGGTTTGGAAATGGCGCCAAGATCACTATGGCGGCTATCCCACGGATAGAGTTTACCGACGATTTCGTGGGAGAAGAATTCACCGAGATCTCCATCGATGAGTGTACAACATTTCCGTTCTTTATCAAGATGGTCGACAAGCTGTCGGGCTCCAACCGATCGCCTCACGGTGTTCCGTGCCGGATGTTCGGTACCGGCAACCCGGGTGGCCCTGGCCACAATGACGTAAAGCTGTTCTTTAAGCTGGGCACTGAGTTTGGTATCAAGCCAGGGACGGTGCTCTACAACGATATCGGTGAGTCCAGAGTCTACATTCCATCCTTCCTCAAAGACAATAAGATCCTGTGCCTGAATGATCCGAAGTACGTCAGGAAGCTGATGTCGATCCGGGATCCCATGCTGAGGAAGGCTTGGCTCAAGGGCGACTGGGATGTCTACATCGGCCAGGCGTTCATGTTGTCTCCGGAGCATCACATCATAGATCCTATTCCGGTGCCGGACCATGCTCCACTGTACATGACTTTCGACTGGGGCTATGGTGCTCCATTCTCTGTCGGATGGTGGTGGGTGGATGCTGATGGCCGCATCTATCGATTTGCTGAATGGTATGGATTCAACGAGGAAGAGAACGAGGGCCTTCGGATGGAGGATTCAAAGATCGCTAAAGGCATCGTGAAGCGAGAGACGGACCTGGGTATTTGGGGCAGGCACATCACCAGGCTGTGCGATCCGACATGTCAGAACAAGAAGCCCAACTATAAAGGTGGTGGTCAGGGTCCGAGCACGATAGAGGAATTCACTCACCAGGGCGTCTATATGAGGCCCGGGGATCCGAGCAGGGCGCTCAAGATTCGACAGTTCCGGGAACGCCTGGCCATTCCAGCAGACCCAAAAGAAAGACCCATGCTCCAGGTCTACTCTACCTGCAGATCATTCATCAGCACGATACCATCTCTATGCATGGACGAAACGAACCCAGAGGACATCGACACCGAACAGAACGATCACATCTATGATGAAACCTGCCACATCTGCATGCACAGACCGATGAAGCTGGTAGAGGAAGTGCCTGAGGAAAAGCCTAAGCTGGACAGTGCGTCAGAGGCGGCATCCAAGGAGCTTGCCAACATCATGGCCGACATCCAGAGAGAGCAGGACCACATGGAAGAAAGGTGGTAAATGATTGAGATCCATTTAACTGACAAAGAGGTAATGGCTAATCACGGTCAAGTAAGGCAGGCCCTGGTGTATCGTCTTAGCGCGATGGGCTTTAGGACATTCGAAGGAGTGGTGCTGCG